ATCCCCTTTCACCATTAAACTAAACACAAACACAAATATTAGGTAGTCTCAAGAAGCGCCTTAGCAGCTGCAAAAGTTCCTTTTACCAATACTGGAGTATCGTTTGCGGAGATGAATTGTACCAATCTCTGCTCGATTCTTACAGTCTTCAAGTTGTCGATGAAATCATCGCCAGACTCTCCGATAGCTACTTGCAAACCGCTTCTCAAACGTACGTTGATAACTGAAAGGTCACCACCTACGAAATCCGCAGCCGTGCCAGTCAAAGCGTTAGTTGGGATAATCTGAACTCCCCAAGCATTGATACCTCCTTGAGCGTTGAAAGTAACGCCAGCTGGTAGGATATACTGCTTATCTGCATCCTTCTCAGAAAGCATAAGGTGATATTGTCCAGTCTCAACAAATACTCCGCTTGCAGTTCCGTTTGCAGCTTTAACTTGAGCGATAATTCCGTGGATAACATCCCAGTTTGTAGCTGACTCAACACCACCAGCCATAGAAGCTCCAGTAAATGTTGTAGACTTAGAAAGCAAACCAGCCAACTGAGGAGATGTACCGTTACCAGTAAACAATTGGTTTTCGATTACAGTCTCAACACGCTTAACTCCGTTGCTCTGGATATAAGAAGCCAAGTAAGCAGCATCCTCAAGCATTTCCATAGAAACCTTCATGTGAACACCAATCTTCTCAACTTTAGCTCTCTGCTCTTTGTATTGTACATCGATTTGAGTCTTCTCAACACCTTCGCCAATCATTACTGGAGTTCCCTCCTGATCGTACTCTTCAACCCAAACTGCGTACTGAGTACCAATAGCTCCAACGGATACGTTAGAAAGGTAAACAAGTAGTCTCTGACGGATTGGAGATACAACACCAGTAAACTCAGAAATAGTTACCTGGCTAGAAGAGTTAGCGTTTGCAATTGTAGAAGCTAGAGTAATAGTTCCTACTGCCTTCTCGCTAATTTCAAATACCAAAGGAGCCTTTAGACGAGCGTTAGGCTCAGACTTTAATCTCTCGATCTCAGCTTGTACCGGAGCATAAGCCTTCATAAATGCGGTTTTGAAATCTTCTGCATTTACTTCTTTCTCAACTGCGCTCTTTTGCATAGCGATATCAAGCTTGTCAAGTTGCTTCTGCATTTCTGCTGCATCTTCTTTACTTACTACATTGTCAAATGATTTCAACAATGCTTCTGCCTTTTCGAAAGCCTCATTGGCTTTTACTTCGGCGTTGCTAGCTTTAGCCTTTAGAGCTTCACCAGCTTCTGCGATTACCGCTTTAACGGCATCCAAAGTTAGATTTTCCATGATTCAAATTGTTTTTTAAGTTCGTTTATAGTTAGCTTTTCAACCTCCACGGCTTTCGTCTCTACCAAAGTAGCATCTGCTGGCTTTAGCATTTCTAAAAGTGATTTAAGTTGATTCTCTAATTTCTCAAGTGTTTCATCGGTTGCGTCTGAGGTTTTAACAAACTTCTCAAGTCTAGTTAAATATTCGAATGCATCCGATTCGTTTTTAAGGTCGATAAAGGTAGTCTCCGGGTTAGCTCCTAGAAACTGCACCGCACTACCTTCGTACATCATTACCTCTTTAATCAAATTAGCTTTCGCTTGTTCGTCATACATTTCTTTAATTGTACGGAAACCAAACGAATGCTGGTTAATAAGTTCGCTCTCGACCATCTTCTGGAAATCTTGACCAGCTGCATGAGTTCCAATTTTTGCCTCGTATCTCAATCCTTTCTGATCTTCGTAAAGATTCATCATTTTTGCGACAACCTTATTTTTGTCGTGATCTAAAAGATACTTGATAAGTTGCTTTCCAGCTGGGCCACGCTCTTGGATTGTCTTGGTAAATGCTCCTGGCTCGATTACATCGCCATCGAGATCCTTGTTACCGAAAACGGCAAAATAACCTGAAACAATCCCTTGCTTCATGTCGCTATCTGCAAATCCTTGATTAAGTCCCTTTAATATCATTGCCGTATTATTATCTTTTATTTCTCCTAATTCTCTTAGCTTACTTCTACTCCAGGTTAGGCCAGCTTTACCTCCCCATGCATCGTACATTAATAAACCGCATCCTTCGCCGTAGGATGTTGAGCTTTCTAAATCAACTTCGTGCCTACTTAAATAGGAATACATCCTTTTAATTGTATCCAAGCTAATCGCTTCGCCGTTTGCAAGTTGGTTAGCTCTCTGCTTTCCTACTGGAGTACCGCAAGGCCCCCAGCCGTACTCATCAACATATTTTAAAACCTTTCTAGCGTTGTTTTTGACCGCCTCGGGATAATCTGAATATGATTGCTCGGCTTTGTCTAGCATTGCTTATTCGTTTAGACAAATATACAAATAAAAAAAATTAGGAAACAAAGGTCGGAAAATGCCAAAAATCAGTCTGCAAATATTTCTTGGTATTTGTTCGGGATATCTTCTAGACTTTCAATAAAATGAGTTAAAGAATATTTGTAAAAATCAGAAACTAATTCTGTTTTATTTTTTGGAATACGCCCATTATTTTCCTGTTCCAATTTTGATAAAAATTTGGCTATTTTTTTAGTTATTTCTTTTTCTAAATCTCTGTATTTCAATATTCTTGTTATCATAATTTTCCTCTTAAACTTAGTGGAACAATTGTTTTAGTTCTATTTAAAGTAACTACAAAATCAATTTCATTTACTCCAAATTGACTAAATCCAGGATTTGGCCCTTTAATAGTGTATGCATCGTAACCTTTTGAAGTTGCCCATGCGCCAAATTCAGCAAATGCCTTTAATTCAGTAATCATTTCTGCATACTCATTTGGATTTTGCATTTTAAAAGCATTAGAAAATAAATCATTTCTGTTTAATTTATTCTGCCAATTTTTTATTACATCATCTTTATAACTGTAAGCTTCATCCATCCAATTTTCCCTAAGTTTTCCATAATCACCAATTTTCATTTGAGATTTATTTATTAAAGCAGGTAAAACATTTTTATCAATTCCTTCAGCATAAGCATTAGCAATTACATATTGTGAATCACCTGCCCAATATGTGCCGTTTCCATAAGTATTATTTCTAGCTCCGTATAAATCACCTTTAATATATTTTTCAATTAATTTATCTGCTTTTAAATCTTGAGGGTCAACATCTGAAATACCTCTATAAATTAAAGTGTAATTAGGGTCTTTAGACAGCATTAAAAACTCTTCATTTGATAATACTTTTGGTAATCCTCTAAAGCCTTGTATTTCTGCAAATGTATTTTGTGTAGTTTCAAATTTATTGTCAATTAATTCGCCCATACTTTGGTCTTGGGTGTTTTTATTGCCTTTTGCTAATTTAAGGTATTCACTTTTAAATTGATTAAAATCTGTATACTTTGCTTGATTTGGTATAAATTCATTTTGAGCATCAAGTACTGGTACAATGTTTTGAGACGGTACTGGCAAAGTATTATTAAACGTGTCAGGAAAATTCCTTCTTGCGTAAGCCTCGGAAATATAGACAACAACGCAACTGCAATTAATTGTTTGAGCTGCTCCGCCGTTTACATCGCCAGGCTTATCCATCTGTACAATTCCAATTTTAGGAGATGTAAACTCGAAAAAGGAATTGGCTGGTATTGGTTTGTTTTGCGCCTGGATATGTTGGAATCTTGGCTCTCTAGATCCTCCGTGAACCCAAATTTTCCAAAGTTTTGTTCCGGTTTGATTTGCCCAATCCGTAGCTGAACGCTTTTTACCTTCATTGTAAGCTCTGGTTGATTCCGTTCTAGCGATTGCCCTAGCTCGGTTTATATTTGGAATCTGCTCAAGTAAAAGCTTCTCAAGTTGAAAAGGATTAAACCCTTGCTCGATTCCTTGTCCTAAAACCTCCTGGATCTGCTTTAAAGTATTGTCGTTAACATCCTTAATCAATCCGCCAAGATTCTGTAAAACCCAATCTTTAATCCATTCCTTCCAGGTATTCAAAAAGAAATCGTCTGGAACAAAAGCCTTCTCTCTGTTATCTTGTCTTATCCGGTCAAACTCTTTTTTAGCTGAGTCAACAAATACAGTCTGGTAAAATTTAACGTAAGCCTCTTGCATTGGCAAAGGCGAGGGATTTGGTTTAGCCTGAAGCTTTAAAGCATCGGTAAACATCTTTACTCCAAGGCGCTCGTATTTCTTTAGATCGCTGGCTGCCGACCTTCTTACCTTGGAATAATTTATAAGCCTCATTTTTTACGCTGGGAAATCGCTAAAATCCGTTGATGCATTACCAAGAGCCTCCTCGCTTGGTAGTACGTTGCTAGGTATCCAATGCACATCCATTGCAGGATCTTCGCTTGCGTGCCAGTTCAATAAGCTTCTCACCTCATTACCGGTAAAGTATGGAGATTTACCGTATGTTTCGAGAATTACCTTTACATCTGGTTGCAACTCGCTAAAGCTAGAGATATCGAAATCAATAACGTAATCCATTCCGTAGGAATTGCCAATCCATTGCGTAAACTTCTCCTCAATCATTTGTAACTGAGGCATAATTACATCGGTAACTAAAGCCTTTTGCGCTCCTTCTAAATTGGCATAGGTAGCGTTTGAGGTAAACAATACTGGGTTAACTCCCCATAAACCGCAAAGCGTTTGCAAGTCCATGTTCTGAGAGTTTATAATATCCATTGCCACCGGAGACAATCCAATCGAATCGTAACGCAATGGAATAGAAGAGGCGACAATCTTATTAATATTTTTATTTCCGTTAATCCTCTCATCTATTCTCTCATCCATCTTAGCTCGCTGATCTGGAGACGGCCAAAACTCTGGATTAGTGATGTTAGGTGAAATTATACCTTTGGCTCCTCCATTCTGGAAAGTCTTTTGCTTGGCAAATGTCGCTTCGTTGTTAGCCTGGAGAGTAGTTAAACCAGCCAAGAGAGGAGGCATTCCACGAAGCTGCGCACCATTTAAATCCCAAGTTAAATTCGTTGTTTTGATGTGCAATACTTGATCCGCTGGAATCTCGATGTTTTGGTCTCCAATGATTAATTTATAACCTCTTACCGGCTCAAATAAGGAGCCAGCGACTATTTCCACATAGTTAGACGGCAAAACGTACATCTCCTTAATCTTGCCCTTATTTAGGCCATCCTGTGGAGCAAATCCGTAAACGAATATCTCGCCGCTAGTATTATACCACGTTAGCATCGAATCCAAAAACTCGCTCCAAGTTTGCATTGGATTAGGATTCTTAATTAGCTGATTTACTGGATCTGAGTAATTAACGTCTTGCAGCTCCTTTTTACGAAATGCTATGCTCTGCAATCTGTTTAACTCTTTCGAGTTGTACTTTCCTCCTCTGTATTTCTTGGCTGCTTCGCTCTCCTTGTAAACGTAGGTAGGGCATTGCTTTCCTTTCTCTGCTATTTTTCGAATGATTGAGTAAACAAGAGCGTTTCCCTTGTAACCTTTATCGATAAAAGTTTGCTGGTTAGAGTCGTACCAAACAACAAGCGTAGAGGCCGTAAATTGACCATATAGGATTTGGTTGAGTAGATTTACATCTGGATAAGTCTTCGTTGGTTGGACTTGTGGCGTGATATAATTCTGAAGAGCCTTTAATAGCATAGCATATTCGTTTTAACAAATATACCTATTTATTTTTTTCTAAAAATGCAAGTCCATAAAACCAAATTACAACCATTACAACTCTAGCAATCCAATGCCAGGTTAACGGATTAAAATCTAAGGTTACAAATACCAATAAAAGGTAAGTGATAAACATTAGGATAAGAGCGGCAATTGTTTCTTTTGTCATATTGAAAAGGTGAATTTAGAGCCTAATAATAGATCGGTAAATCCCCATACAAGAGCATCTACTCTATCTGGAGATTTGCCTTTATCTGGATCAAAGGTAATCATTTGAGCCTCAAGTAATGGAAAATGGCCAATGTGATAAATTTTGTTTTGCTCATAAAGAGAGTAAATCGGCTCGGCTCGAACGTACTTTCCCTTAGTTGCAGTTACTAGCTTTATTCTAGCGGTTGAATTTTGCGACCTTAAAACGCTTTCTACCATGTCTCCTCCTTGGTTTTTTTCCGCCACTATGCAATCGGCGTTCCATCTTTCAAAGGCTTTAACTGCAACCGTTGCCCATTGGCTAGGAGAATATTTACCAGATAAATCCTCCAGGACATAGCCGTTTCCTAGAGCATCTTTAGCGCATACAATTATACCAGTCTCATCCGATTCTAAGTTAGCGGATGCAGCTGGATCTACTGCAACAACAATGCGCTCTAGTTGTGGCGGATTTGGCATTCTTAGCCGCTCAATTATTTGCCTATTCCAGAGCATACCTTCAGCATCCTCAAGCCAATGACCAAGAAATAAATGGTTATATCTGTGGAGGTTTTCTCTTCTTGTCCGTTCCGCTTGCTCTATAAATGATTTGCTAAGATTTCTCTCATTATCCAGGTAAGTCGTATGGATGTAGGTACAATTATCGCTTTTATTCCGTACAAATCGAGAGTAAATCCAATGCGATTTATAACTCGGATTCATTACCAGGATAACACGATTAGGCTTATTTATTGCTCTAATCGATAAATCGATGCGGTCAAATACATCCTCATCCATTAGCTCCTCTGATTCATCCAGAATAAAGGTTGTTACTCCAGCGATTGATTTAAGATTAGCGGTTGCAGTTCCTTGGCTTGTCTTGATACCACGAAATAAAATCTTAGACCCAGTTGCCTTATTAATGATTTCGCTCTGGGTTATCTCAAAATCCTCTGCCTTATTCATTAGCTCGATTTTATCGATAAATTCAGGGATAATCGAGATAAAAGCCGATGTAAGAGTCCAACGAGTAAAGAGGATAACGTGTCCCTCTTCGTAGGTAAGATTTAAAAGAAACATAGATAAAGTCCAAGACTTACCAGATCCACGGCCGCCAGTTATAAGATAATAACGACTTTTAGGTTGCTCTAAAAAAAGCGGTCTGTATTTGTCTATTAATTGGATTTTATCCATTCAATCGGAGGAGTTACTTTCTCACCTTGTGTAGTTACGTCAATCGATTGCTTAGGCATACCAAATCGGTAATTAAGCCAGGTCTTAATGGCTTGTATATCGCCATCTTTACAACGACTCCAAAGAGCTTTCCAAGCCTCCTCTGGAACTGCAATTGCATCCATCTGCTCAATAACTTTAATCTCATCCGCTTTTGACGGTCTTCCTGAGTTTGGTCTAAATCCTCCTTTTCCTGCCATAGGTTTTAATTGGTTAATCAATCAAAGGTAAATAAAAAAAAGCTTGACCTATTAGCCAAGCCTTTACAGTTAACAAAAACCCAAAACTAAAAACTATTTTAATGTAATTACTTCGTTTGTTACTTGCCCTGTAAAATCGCAAAGCTTTCCGTTCCATTCAAATCTCACCTCTTTCTCTCTGAGCTGGTAAGCGCTTGCTAATGTCCTGATCTGCCTTTGTACAATCTCAATCGTTTCAAACTTGCCTTTACCTTTATTGCTCCACGGAGACCATTGTCCATCTCGTAATCTGTATCTAATTTCCAGCGAATAATCTGTTTTAGTAATCGGTAATCCTTTAGCCATTACTTCTGTTTAATTACAATTTCCAATCCAATTGCGTCACAAATCTTCCTCAAATTGTGAACGGAAATAGATTCAAATCCATTCTCAAACTGGTTAATAGGCTGATGACTTAAACCAATTCTCTGAGCCAAATCTACCTGGGTTATACCTAGATTTTTACGGATTTTCCTAATTAGTCTGCCCTCTTCTAAACTCATTATCGTATCGTTTCCACAAATATAATTTATAAATAATTATCCAAGCAAAAACAGACTTTTTGTTTAAAACGGCAAGAGCTTATAAATTCCCATCTGGATAAACTCCTCGCCTTTCTTTACAATGCATTTACGGATATTTAACTCAAATACATTTTTATCGTTAAATCCGTATTTCTTTTGAGCAATATCTAGTAAGAGCTTGACCGGGTTATCGAGATCCGATGCCTTGTTGCTAAAGCCAAAGAAAAACTCAATCCTTAACATCTCGTCTGAATCTACCTTACCTTTTGGCATTCTTAACAAAATGGTTTGCTCGTAGGACTTGTAAAGAGGTGTTTTAAAGCGTTTACCTTGCCAGGCTTGGTTTACACTTAATGGCTTTTCGTTTAGCTTAAATTGAATCATTTACAAGCCTTATAAACTTGATCCATTGCAATCGTAAACAATGCAACGGAAACCATGAACAAAAGTCCAAACGGCATTTTAAAATGCATAAATAAGAAAATACTTAGCACCGTATTACAGGCGCTAAATAGATTCTCTTGGCTAGGCTTAAAAAGGTAAAGTATCCTCTTCATATTTTTCAATTATTTTTTTTTCTGCAACTACTGGTTTAAAATCATCTTTCTCTTTTGGCTGGTAAAGCTCAAGATAATGGGTTGCCTTACCTTCGACCTTTTGCGGCTTTTCCTTAATGTCTAGGTTTACCCATTCGGTATCGTTATCATTCATGTACTTTAGCAACTTTTCTAAATCGCTTCGGTTTTGGCTGACTTTCCACATTTCGCCATACTTTGTTGTAATTACTTTGGCATTACCGCCGTAAATCTTGCTCATAATTTTAATTGGTTGTTTAATTGGTTGTATTTATCTATTGATTTAAATATTTGGTAAACTACTTGGGGAACGATTGCGTTTCCTCCTGCCTTGATTGATTCTTGTCTCCATTTAGAAAAGGTAATAGAGTCCAATCGGTTGGAAATCCCATCATCTCCATCACAAATTGGGGAGACAGATGGGAACATTTTAAAGTCTGCTCCTGGTAATTTATTGCGTCTCTTAAACTGTTTGTCATTGGATTGTGACCTTCCCTCGGAGCATCTCCCCTCCTCCCTGTATTCATGTCTGATGCTAATGGAGTCGGTAATAAATTTTGTCTCGCTAATTTTGTCAAACTTATTTGATTCTCTGATTCCCCTCCTCTTAGTTTGTACCCTTCCGAAGCCATCGGAGTCGGAAGTAGTCCCCTCAATGCCATTTGGTCTAGAGGCATCGTAAACGGTTTGTGTCCCTTCTCTACTAATCTCTCCATTCTCTGGTCGTATTTGTCGAAGCTCTTTTGCTCCCTGGCTTGCGCTAGCGGAGTAGGCAACAAACCAAATTCTATCCCTTCTGTGGGGAGCGTTGACGGCACAAGCTGGAAGTAAAAACGGTGTGACTTCGTAGCCTTCAGCTTCCAAATCAGCTTGCACCTCATCGAATACCAACCCTCCGTTCCAATTAGTAAGCCCGCGAACATTTTCGCCCACGACCCAGGTCGGTTGAATCTCTCGAATTGTTCTAAGCATCTCAGGCCAGAGGTGTCTCGAATCCTCTTTACCGAGTCGCTTTCCTGCGGATGAGTATGGTTGACATGGGAATCCGCCTGTAAGAATGTCAATTGTTCCTCTGTGAATAGAGAAATCTGTCTTGGTGATATCATGATAAGTAATTGCTTTAGGCCAATAATATTTTAAAACTTTCTGTCCAAATTCATTCCACTCGCAATGGAATACGTTTTCCCAACCCATCCACTCCGATGCTAGATCGAAATCTCCAATACCGCTAAATAAAGATCCGTGTCTCATGTTAAAATGGCGCGTTTTTTAAAGTTTCATCACTTGGAAAAATAAATTCATCATTAGGTAACCAATATTTTGACTTATCAAGTTCTGAAATACTTTGTTTACCTACTATGGCATTTTCAAAGTAGTCAAAACCATCTTTTCCAATGTATCTATTTCTTTTCCGGTTAAAATCAATCGTAATCTCAAAAGGTATTCCGACAAGCTTCTGTTTTTTAATCTTATCCGTTTTAATTATCACCGTTGTATCATTAGGATCTGTAGCTCGATTAGGTCTCCACACGCTTATCGTGTTGTCAGTCGAATCTGCAAAAGTACCTCCACCTTTTATCTGGTATAGACTCGGAGGAGGATAATTACCGTCTTTCTCTTTTCTTGGTGTTGTTTGATGCATTACCAAATGGTAGCTCACGTTGTTTTTCCTCGTAAAGTTAATCCTATCCATCATAAATCTTGAGGCATATAAATGCTCTTGCTCTCCAGGCCCCATCTCATGGCGGATTTTAATGTACGGATCTACAATTACCGCTTTAACATCTTTCTCCCAAACCAAATACTCAAAAACGCTTTCAATCTGCTCAATCCTAAAATCTGGAGTTTTATCTTTCTCCGGGTAAACAAAGTAAAATTTATTCTTTACCAAATCAAAAGCTGCTAAATACTCCTCCTCGCTAACATCAAAATTTTTGTAAGCTCTATCCGTACTTTTACCTAAAATAGTGTGAATGATGTCATCAAAAAACTCATCTGGAGGATAATTCTCTGGAGAGAAAAACGCAAACTTCCAGCCTTCGTTAATTGCCTTTAAAACACAAAGGAAAATAAGAAACTGAGACTTCCCTTCGTTGTTGTATCCAGTCCAAAGATTAAACTCTCCAGCCTTCCAGCTCCACATTTTATTTTGTACTCCTCCGCTTGTGATGTTGTCAATATCTCTAACGTATGTCTTACTTCCAGCCTCTTTACCTTTACGAAAATTATTTAGCATTGAATCTCTCTGTCCTGCAAAAGTCTTAATTGATGCCTCGCAAAAGTCTAAATCAAAAATCTTATCTGGCTGTTTCATTCAACAAAGTATTTATCAATATTATCTTTTAAGTTTTGGTAGCTGCCTGATCTCTGAGCTACATCCTTAAACCATTGCTTCTCAAATTGATTCCTTACCCTTATTTCATCTTGGAGGAGTAATTTAGTACCTTTTATCTCATAATCTTGCAAATTGATTAGATTGATATATTTTTTTTGTAGAGCAAATAATCTTTTAAGGTTTATCTCAATCAATGCCCAATTTTTACTTTTCTGAGCTTGTACAATCATTGCCCAAATGTCTCTGTTTAGTTCATTTAAGGCTTGAATATCTTTAAGTTCCATCTTACCACCAATTATCTTTTAAAGTTGATTTATTGTACTTATTAGCATCTATTTCTGGTATTGGATTCCCTCTCTTTATCCAGTTAACAAAATGCTTTTTAGCATCCTCTTCACTTACCTTTAATTCTGCTTTTAAGAGTTGCTCTTGTCTAAATTCATTCAAGTGATTTCTTACTTGCTCAATACTCGCTTTATTCTTCATTGCAATACCTTCTAACCAGATATTACTTGTCCAGAGCTTTCTAAATATTTCATTGTGGCTCTCTTCGCTAGTACTTATTATATTCTTTAATTCTTTAACTTCTTTAGTTGGTTTCACTTGCGTTTCACTTGCGTTTCGCCTGCGTATCACTTGCGTTTCACTATCGTTTCGCTCACCTTGGTAAGTATCATATTTACAGACGATTAGCCGTGTCGTAACCGTTTCGTTTTTTAGCTCAATCATTAAATCTTTTTCGAGCATTTTTAAAAAGCGCACAACCTTAGATTTGTTAATTTTCCATCTATTTGCCCAAGTATCATAAGAGTAAATTACCTCTCCTCGATTAACCTGGATCAATTGACCTTTAATTAAAACCTTCTTAGATTCAATATTTGATTGCATTAAAATGTCAATCCACCATTTAAGGTATTCTGGTTTATCCCAAATCCAATGGTTAGTTAATTGTCTGTGTACCTTTATCCAGCCGCTCATAAAATAAAAAAGGCCCTATCGTGTCGGAGTCGATGGGCCTGGTTTGGTTTTCACCTATGAAACATTCAAGGCTCCGACCTCTTAAATGTTTCATTTCAATACATAAAGATAACTCTTTTTGAATTATCCTACCAAATTACGCTTCTTTAGATGAAAATAAATGCAAGCATAAGAAGCTCCTAATTCTATAGCAATTACCTTGGTTGGAGTTCGGTCTTGCCACATTTCAAAGATTAACTCTTTTTCGTATTCGGTTAAATTCCTTCTTCTCATTTTTTCAAGAAATATCGTGCAACTCTCTTTCCATTTTCTAGCGTAACCATGTCGGTAACTACGTTTAAGCTCTGGTCTCTTAGATCCGCAATCCTAGCGGCTAGCCTAAAGCATCCAAATTGATTTAAAGCCTCTAGCTGGGTAATTGAATATCCATTCAATAACCAGCCTTTAATTAGCGCATTTTGTGAATCTGTAGCTTTCATATATCAGCAATTTTTTCGATTAGATATTTAGTTTCAAAATAAACCGCCCAAAACTCTTCCTCTGTAATTTCAGTCCATTTGTGAGACTCAAACCAGTAGAGGATTCTGTTAGGCTTTAGCTTGATCTCTGGGTAAAGCTGAATATCAAAGTCATCTTTGCTGACATGGAGATGCAAATCCTCATTTATGACCTTAATAAAATTTAGGTCTCCGACTTTAAAGTACTGCGGCAATTCAATTTCCGCACTAACAACCTGAGTTGTCTTAATCTTAAAATTTTCCATAGGTGTGTTTAGTTAAAAGGTTAAAATAATTTCAAGCCAAGCATATAACCCAGCGCAAAGAATGGCGACATAGCCACAATAAAGTAAATAATTTTTCCAAGTGTTTTCATAAGTACATTTTATAAAAGTCCATCATTTTTTTAGCGGTTGGCCAGTCAATCGAACCAATTACCGACTCAGCGGAATAGAAGTCGTACATATACTTAGCGCCTTCTTTTGTGATTGGCCCATATTTAGGGCCGAATTGAGTTACTTTTTCCATAAGTGTTTGTTTAAATGTTTCGAAATATCTAAATAATCTAATTAATAACAAAGATTTTATACCTTTTTTTCAATCATGTTTTTGGATTCTGCTACATCGATTAGCTTTTTCACCTTGCGAAACTCCAAATTCTGATCCTCTGCGATTTCTCTAATCTCGTAACCGTAGGTAAACAAGGTCAAAATCCTGCTTATCTGCTGGTCGCTTAGAATCTGGAATATATTCTCATCCATTAATTTTCGTGGGTAAATCTCGTGGAGTTTCATCTTAGTGTAGAGCAAATAGCCAACCTTTTGATCGTCCAATCCAAGTACTTTAGCAATCTTTTTTCTAGTAAATCCTTTTAGATAAAGATCCTTTACTTTCTGCATTATCTCGCAAGTTTCCATAGTCTCAACCAAGTTTCGTTAAAAGGTAATTTTTCTTTATCGTATGTGGAGGCGACACCTTTTGGCGCAAGGTCTCCAGGTCGTTGAATAAATTTTCCTAGGTATAAATGAGGTTTCATTTTAGTATTTCTTTTAGTTGATTATAAATTGATTCTGCGGTTTTTCCCCAATACATTTCACATTTATCATCCTTAATCGGAGGCTCAATAAAGTAATATTGGTACTCGCTTGGCTTGGCCGTGTAGCGGTAACAAGTTTCTTTCTGAGGACAATTTGTCCCTTGGCACATCGTGATATCAGGACTCATTTTATCTGTAGGTTAAAGTTTTCGATTAGTCTTGCTCCAATTACATTTTCTCCTCTTTTAATAGCTTCTTTAATTGCTACTTTATCAGCGGTTACCACGTTTTTTACATTCAAGAAAGCGCCTGGCAAGGCTTCTACAATATCAACCTCCACAGACTCGCTACGGCGCAAAGAGAGCTTAAATAAGGGACTTTCTATCTTGTCGATATTACTTACCAACATTGCCTCTCTAACGGCATCCTTGAGCCTAGTAATGGCTCGATCCTTGCTTTCCTTCATTCCCTTCAACCGCTTTATTTCCGTGTCAATTGCATCCGCATCGCTCTGGATGTTTGCGATTACCTTGGCATAGTTGCCAGCCTTTACCTGGAGTTGCTCTTGATTGATTACCAGCAATTCCTCCAATTCTGGAGTAAACTCTTCGGTTTCAAGTAGAGAGGCTAACTCTAGCGCCTCTCTTGTTATCTCATATAAATTTGCCATTATACTAATCCGTTTAAAATTTCGTTTTGATCCTTGTTAAAATTGTATTTCGCCATAGCTTCTAAAGCTTGCTTTCTCTGTGCATCCGTGCCGTTTAAATACCGTACAATGTAAGCGAACTGCTCCTCCGTTGGAGCTACTTTTACTGGAGCCTTTGGAGTATGGTCGTTACTTGCATCTGGATCTAAATGGCTATCGTCTATGAGGAGGAGACCTGAGAGCGCATACTTTCGAGCATATGAGCTGCTGCTTCCGAAACTTTGCGCTACGTCCATGCCTTTGCGATTGATGTCGATTCCAGCTTGCGCCGTTACTGCTCTGCCCTCCATATCTTTCTGGATGCTTACGGTTGACTCAATAAACACAAGTCCGCCAACCTCTTTTACCTCATCCTCAATGATTAAGGTACATTCGTATTTCAATAATAAAGGCTTCAATGCCTCCAGGATATCCTCGCAAGATCTGTATTTGTACTTGCCAAAGGCGTTAAACTGGTTTTTTGGAGCTTTTAACTCCGCTTGGATTTGGATTAACTCTTTCATAGGTGTTGTTTAGTTTAATAATTTCTTTCAATTTCTAACTCCAACTGCATTAATAAAGATGGCGTTGGGATAATTTCAGATTCGTCTTGAAAACAGGAAAAGCTATGCGTATTTTCAATCTTTACCTCAATTTCTCCATAAGCTGGAGCAAACTCGCTCTCTTCATCTCCCCAGCTAGTAATGGAGTAATCGCCTTGCCAGATGTAAGTTTTGTCCTCATAGTCAAACATTACCTCCTGGTCGTAATAATTTTCTTGGTCGTAATTCATAAGATTTAGTAGTGTTTAGGTGAATAATTGATGCTAATTTATAAGGAATAAATTAAAAACAAAAGAATTACTAAAAATATTTTCAACACTTAGACGAATTTTGTCAACCAATAATCT